TCAAAATCTCATGATGTAATCCCTGTTATGGGATTTTTCATAATAAGTTAATATTTAGTATTTGTCAAGCGCCCTCAGACACTTCTTCAACTGTCTCTTCAGGTTCGGGAAGCACCACACCTATTTGCTGCAGATACTCAATAGCACCCTGAACTTTAAGAAAAAGTTCTCTTTTAGATGTTAATTGTCCGTTCAAACCATCAAGTTCTTGAGCAAGAGTTTGACGCTGTTGAATAAGATTTGCAAGATGTTGTTGTTGTTCGGTCATTTCTATTATTAAAATATAATCTATTATACCATATATTTTACTAAATACTTACACACCATATTTTAGAACGATGAAAAGATTAGCACTTATCTTTTCGTTATTCCTTACCACTCCTGCTTTTGCTGGCGAAATCACATCAAAAATCACTGACTCAATTCAATTAGGCGTTCAGGGTGCAGCGGTACAAACCGAAAGAGTTGGTGCCTCGTATGCGGTCTCAGGCACCAATATCAATGTAACAACTCTTGGAGGAGTTGGCGGCGCAGGTTCTTATGATATCAACACAAACGGACAAGCATTTAGTTTCTCTGAAACATCAATTACTGCAGATGTTGATGTTACCTCTCAGTCGGCAGCTTCTGGAACAATTGCTTCTCCCAACCTTTATGGCAACTCTACTACTCAGTTAGGTGGCTCTGCAGGTTCTCTTTCTGGTTCTCTAAGTGGAACTGGAGTTCCTAGCGTCACTGCTGGTGGTCCTGGAAGCACAGGAACAGCACAAAGAACCGTTGAGTTAAGCGTATTCAAGTGAGACACATAACTCTCGGACTGCTTGCAGTTCTGGGAGTTATAAGTCCTTCATACGCTGGACCAGTAACTCCCAACTTCACCAGTGGGACCATTACCTCAGAGACTAAAACACGCACTGAAGTTATTGAAACTATCAGGCAAGTAGAGTATTCTACTGGAACATCTTACACAGTCACTGGCACCAACATCAATATACCAGGAACTCCTGCTCCTGGTATGAATTACACCATTCAAACTCAAGGTGCTCCATTCCAATTTAGTGAGACTTATTTGACTCCTGGAGTGGCAAAAGAAACATGGATAGACAGAAAAACCACCGAAGATTCTGTAACAAATACTATATCGGTCTTTACACAATAATCGCATTAGCAACTCCAGCATTCGCAGAGTCTCCTTCTAATACGAATATTGCAGGACCCTCAGCATCTGCAACTGGTAATGTAACTAACCAGGCAGTTCAGGTGCTTCAGGGTCCTTTTGCTTTGAATACTTATGGTGGTGGAGTCTCCTGCCAAGGTCCAACACTTAACTTTCAAACCTTTGGATATAATAACACCAATATGAATAATGATCCAGCAACTTATCAAACTGGATCAGTAAATGTTGGTGTTTCTGCAGGATTTTCAATTCCTCTTGATGGGTCTCTACAAGAACTTTGTAAAGCAAGAGCTCGCACAGAAATTACCAGACAGCAAGCAGAAGCAGATAAAGCAAGACTTGACTTTGAACTAGTGAGACTTTTGAAGTGTGGTGAAGCAAAGAAATCTGGAATTGACTTTCATCCTCTTTCACCTTACGCAAAAGTATGTGCTGATATCATCGTGCAACCACCCAAAATTGTTACAATTGACCCAGTAGGTTCAATAAATACTAAGTTACCGCAACAATCAAATGTCAAAGTCACCAAATAAGGGTAAGAAAGGTTCTGCTGGAGGAAAGCAATCCAAACAGAATCAGGGTAACGCAACCGCCAAAAAGGCTAAAAACGGCGGCAAGAAAAAATAATGAGGTTTTATGCCTAGAGAATGGAACACTCCAAAGAGGGAGTGTTGGAATGCTCCAATCCATCAAATACTCAAGGCAATAGATAATCACACAAGACTCTGGATGGAGACTGGTGATTACTGGCACGAAGAACAAGCAAATATATTAAGAAAATATGTAAAAGATTTAAAAGTATGGATTCACAAGCAGGAAGGATGTTGGGATGAATGAGTTTCCTTGGGGTGTTTTTATAATTCTTTCTTCTGGATTAGTTTTTACTGCCTATGTGATTTACTACATATTAAGACTAGCCTATTTGGAGATGAACGATGAAACAAGTAGCACTGATTCTATCAACAACAAGTCTTCTCATTAGTGGTGCTCTTTGTGTGGGTGCTTATATGACCTACAAGAAAGCAGAAGCAATTCTCAACAATCCAGAACAATTTGTTGGTGCTGTTGTAGAGAAGCAAGTAAATAAAGCATTTGAGAGATTACCTATCCCCAAACTAAATACTGGGAAGTTTCAATTACCTTTCTGATGGACAATAAAGACCCCTATATCTACAGAATTCGTGAGATTCATAAGGTTGTAGATGGTGACACTATTGACGCTGATATTGATTTGGGGTTTGATATTTCTCTTACTAAAAGGATTCGTCTTGCTGGTGTTGATACTCCTGAGTCACGCACAGCAGATACAAACGAAAAGAAATACGGACTTGAATCAAAAGAATGGTTGAAGCATCGTTGCGAGAACGCTAAAAACATTCTGATCAAGACCGAACTTCCAGATTCTACAGAGAAGTATGGTCGCATCATCGGTCATCTGTTTATTAATGGTGAAGAGACTTCACTGAATAATCAGATGATTATTGAAGGTTATGCTTGGGAATATGATGGTGGAACAAAGAAAAAGAATTTCGCAGAACTAGACGCGAAGCGTAAGAAGTAATCACTTTGAGTGAAATCTTTTGTATTGTTCTTTCTTTTCCTTCTTCTGTTCTTTCTTGAGTAACTTATTGACTTTCTTAAGAGACTGATTCTTTTCAAATGCAAAGAATATCTGCGTCTCATAAGGTGTTAAATCTTTATTCAGAAGTTTCTTACCGCGAACAAATAATTGATTTGCTATTGGTTTAAAGAACTTGAGAAGAAACTCTACAGCAGATTTTCCCAGAATCGCAGCAGCAGTTGCAGCAACAGCAGTTGTTCCTGCTAATGCAACTTCTTTATTTGTTGGTACAGGAACCGCACCCAATATAGGAACTTGAATTTCAGGTGCTCCCATTTGAGTATTTGTAGTGGGTTGATCGGATAAATTCCGATTATCCTGAGTATTTTGAGCAGGAACTTGGACTTGAGGTAGTACCGGAGTTGTATCAGGAAGTCCTCTAGACTTTTCTTCCTTCTCCTCTTCTTTCTTTGGTTGTCCTGCTTTCACGGCAGCATTAAACTCTTCCTGTGTTGGAACATCAATCACAGGATAATTTAATGTGGGGTCTGGTACATTAAAAATAGGAAGCGACAGACCCCTTATAACAGGAAGTTCAGGTTTAGACCGTTGTATTTGCTCTACTATAGTCTGGGGAATCTCCTGGATCGCAGTTTGGGCAACCTGCGGTTGCTTCTGCAGCGATACCTGGCTCGACTGGAGCTGGGGTATCGACGACGAGTTCAGGTTCTGGAGTTCTTTCAGTTGGTTTATTGGCATCTTCTTTATCGTCCCCCTTCTTTAGGGTATCAACTCCAAAGGTTGCTGCTGCAGCAGTGAATACTGTAGCAATAAAGGTGGGGTCCATCTTAGCAAGAAGACCAGCATAACTAGCGGTAAGTAATGCAGCACTCCAACTCAAAACAGAAATTCTAATGATTGTGCTCATACATTTTTCTCTTTTATTATCGCTCATTGGTCGTGAGTGAAGTTTCCCCAGTATTTAGGTTTTTAGAACCTAAACTTGACCTTACCAGCAATAGAATTGTTAGTAACTCCATTGTTTACACCGTGAGAACCTTCAACAAATAACACTTCTTTATAATCCACAGCAGCAGTCACACCATAAGAACTATCAGTTCCATAAGCACCTTCTACCTTCACACCAAAGAGGTTATTTTTCTTACCACCAAAACGAGTTTCTAGTTTGAGTCCTACCTCACCAACATGTGTTGTTTGATTAAACTCATCGACACTTCTAGCAGATTCTGAAGAACCAGTTTCAGTGTATGCGTTTCTCTTTACATTCTGAACAGTATAACCAACAAATGGTTTTACTGATTTATTGAGATGCCAATATAAACGATTAGAAACCCACCACTCAGTTCCAGTTGTTTCACCAGCATTATTAAAGACACCTTCTACATTTCTGTTATACTTGTAATTACTATTCGCAATCGCGGCATTAGTATTCAGAGTAAGTGTATTACCTCTCAATTCACTGAATACACCGAAGTGGTCTTTATTCTGTTGTGTGCTTGAGTCAACACCATTAAGGTTTATGTTAACTCTATTATACTGGAAACCAACAGTCCAACCTTTGGTTGCATCAAACTCAAATCCACCACCGAAGATCTTAGAGTCAGCAGTGTATCCATCAGCATTGTATGACTGAACGAATCTGTTGTTCTCAAATACTCTCAATCTTTGCTTACCTGCAGTTGGTTCGTGATTCAGAAGTCTATTGATACCAGTATTAATTCCATCAAGAACTTCTAACTGGTCAATGCGTCCAAAGTAATCTCTGTAAGTGTTAGCAACTTCAACAGTGGCCGCACCAAATGTAACTTGAGTAGCAGCACCGTTGGTGAATACTCTTGTGTACACAGGAGTAGTTGTAGTTGTGGTAGTTGTATGTGCATGGATTTTCTGTCTTCCACCACTTTCAGATGCAGTGTGATTTACTGCAGAAACAGGAACAACACTAAAAGTTCTGGTTCTTACCCAATCAGATACAGTTGCTTGAGTTATAACAGAAGTTCCAGCATTATCATCAGTTGTTACTGTAGTTACAACTGGAGTTCCATTTGTTGTGGTAGTAGAATTATCAGACCAAGTTGTAACTGTTACTGGAGTTGTTGTAGTAGTAACTGTGGTTGTTGGAATCGTAATAACTTCTGTATCGGTATAATGAGTTTCAGTTTGATTTCCATTCGCATCAGTTCCCATCACATGTCTGTGAGGATTATTTGTTACAGTTCTGGTTCCAGCAGTTGTGCTAGTCGTAACAATATTAGAACCAGCAGCAGTTGATACTACTGTTGGTGCTGGTGGAGGTGTTCCACCAGTTTCGTAAATATCAAGAATACCATTCAGGTTAGCGTCACCAGAAAGAAGACCAGCAGAAAGACTTACTGTACCTGTACGAATAACTTGCGATGATGGATCCCAGTCCATCGTTGGTTGTGCGATTGGGTTATAAGTAAACTGATAATCTCCCGCAGCAAGTCCCGTGAATGTAACACCCTGCCAAGTGTAACTATCCATTCCATATAATCTGGTAGGATCCCCATAAGGAATAAGATTAGTTCCATCAGACTGGAAATAGTTTGTACCAGAAATTAGTCCGTCTGGCGTTGTATTTTGAAGAAGTGTCCAGTTGACGGTTGTTGGTGTAAATGTGGTTCCATTGACTCCCTCTAAAGTCATAGAACCTTCTGTAAAGGTAGTTCCAGCGTGCCAAGAACCATACCAAAATGTAACTGTTCCACCGCTAGCACCAACATATCCTATAGAGTTGGTGTGAGATAATGCTGCTGTTGGCACTCCAAAAAGAAGCGCAGACGCTGCAGCCAGCG